ACCTGCACCGCCGCCTCCGAAGCCGCCCCAACCACCGAGACCGCCGCCGAAGAGACTGGCCACGACAATCAGGCCGAGCAGGCCGCCCCAACCACCGCCGCCGAAAAGGTCACCATTGTTGTTGTTTTCACTCTGACCCATAAGATATCCGGAGAGAAGATCGTTTTCCATGTAAAAACCTCCTGTTATTTATTTATCGAAGCGGCGGGCCCTGCCGCCTTGATAGCTTATTTATCCGGCGCTTTTACGCCGAGCTCGCGAAGAAATGTATCGAGGTTTATCCCTCGCTGGTTCGCGATGGAATAGGCCATTTCGCGGATCTGATCCGGCGTTTTCCCGTTGACAGCGTTCATTGCTTGCCGGATCGCAGGATGCTGCTGCGCCATCTGCATGAGCATTTGGCTCGGATTTGCGCTTTTTATAAGCGCCTGCATGATTTGCCGAGGATCAAACATTCAGATCCACATCCTTTCTTTCCGTAGATTTTATCGCTGCAAGCTGTTTTTCGATCTGCGCCCGATATGCGCTGAATGCTTCCAGTGTTACATATGCCGGCGTTTGCTTTGTTTCCGGCGCGCTCTGCGTTTCCTCCGGGAATGTTCGCAACTCCGCCGCGCCTGTGACTGGGTCTATGGCTTTTACGTAGACCACGCTGTGTGCGCGGTCGTAGAATACGTAAGGAAGACCCGGAAAAACGTTTGAGACCACGACTTCTTCCCTGCTGGATACGAAACGCGCAGGAATCGTGCCGTCTTGCTGGTAAGGCTGCGGCGATGGTGCAAAAGTCTGCGGCTGTGCGTATACCGGCTGCTGATACGCCGGCTGGAAATTCCCTTGGAATCTGTAAGGCTGCTGGAATGAGGACTGATAAGTGTTCATGCTGCCACCTCCATAAAAAAATAAGCACGTAACGCTTGATTACGTGCTTATTTTATGTGTTATAGGATTTTCGCGGGGAATATTAGGGGACATGTGCGGGACAAATGGTGCGAATCCGGGAAAGTTCCGGCAGAATGATCCTGTGCAATCTTTTGCCGACTGCAGATCTTGAAAGAGAAATATCTTCTACGACCCCTATGTCCACAAGTTCCATCTGATGAATGATTCGCATTCTTGCGATTTTTCGATCCGTTTCGTTCAGACATGCGCGTTCGATCAGGTTTTCGACGCCTTTTGCGTCGAGATCCGAAAAGTATGCTTTTGTTGCGCTGCACTCCCCCTTTCCGCCGCTTAGATTTCGGCGTCTTCGTCTTCTTCGGGTTCGGATTTTTCTTTTTCTTCTCCCGGCTCTGATTGCTTATGCAGCATGTCAATTGCTTTTGTGATGATCTTCGGGATGGGCACGCCCATGAGACCGGCGTTTTCAACAATCGATATGAGCTCATTGGCGATAAAAGCAATGCAGACGCCGTCTTTGATGTAATTGCCGCCGAAGATCATGTCGAGGCGGTGGCTGATCAGGACGAGGACGAGGATCAGGCCTTTTCTGCAGAGACCTTTAAATCCTGCGCGTGATTCGAGCGCGCCCGTTTCGCTCTTGGGCGACGCATGAAATACTCCGGCAACTATGAAGCCGGTGAGGTAATCAACGCCCATGAAGATCACAAGTGTCGTGAGCGCTGCCGTCCAGCCGCCGAAGGCTGCGGCGACTGCGGAGCCGACAGCTCCGCACACGGTAAGAATCCAGTTTTTCATTGTCCATTCTCCTTTATTGCATTTTTGCTGATGTAAAGAATTTGACCGTTTTTAAGGATCGGCTGCCATGTGCCTATGTCGATGGGCGTGAGCTTGTCGCCGCCTTTAACGACCTCCGCAGTCGGATAACCCGTGCCGGGTCCGGTTCTTATGTTCCACGTCCCGCCCTTGACCGTGAGCGCATTCGATTCCGGCGGCGTGATCTTTGGTACGGCGAGAAGCGCGGAAAGCTTTTCCCGGGTTTTCGCATCGTAGACGCCGGTCTCGGAAAGATCGTGATCGTGCTGGAAGGCTTTCAGGGCTTTTTCTGTGGCTTCGCCGAAGTCGCCATCCGCTCCGTAGGCGCCGAGAGAATAGCCGAGCTCGATCATATCCTTCTGCATCTGCTTGACCGCTTCGGAATCCATCATTCCGCGCGATAATACGATCTCCGCTGCGTCGTTTCCGTAATCGAAGTATTTGGTCATGAGGCCCCAGAATGCAGGAGAGCGGCTCAGAAGGCGCGTGCGTACGACACCGTAGAGAACGCCGCGCGCCTCGATCATAAACCAGTCGCCTTCTGGCTTCTCGGGATCCACGGGTGCATCGAGAAATGCGACGTGCACGATGGTATCGGCCGTTTTTCCCCAGAATACCGCCGCTCCCGGCACTCGCATTCCCTTAGGAATCATACCCGTGCCTTTTGGATCGCACCACGAGGAGTAGTTGTATCTGGCTTTTGTGTTTACATCTTTTCCGGTAAAATCTTTGTAGATTCCTTCCGGAAGACCTTGGCAGTCCCACACGCGAGCGGCGTTTTCGCGCCAGTAAAGCGCTTTGGCTTTCTGATCTTTTTTTGCGTTGTACTGCGTAAACCAATATGAATCCGTCGCCCATTTCTTCGGTTCCTGCCCGGTTGCACCCATGATATAGCCGTCTTTCCGCTGATATGCTGCGCGCAGCTCCGAAAGGAAAGAGGATATCGGTACTTTTATACTCATACTTTCCTCCTCTCTCAGTCTGTCAGAAAGTCCAGACAGATAAAAAGCTGCGGAGAAGTCGTGATCTTTTCGGTATATAGATTATATACGATGATTGATCCGTTGGTGTACACCTGTATCGCCGCATGCCCTGTTCCCACGTTGATCGGTACGCGGACCGTATAAGACGGGTGGAATCCTTCAGGAAGAGTGTAAATCGTTCTTGTAGCAGAAGTCCCAAGCTCGCTTGTGAGCTTGAAGGAGCCCGCTATATTGACTCTGTTCCCGATTTTTCTGTACTTCGGAGTCTCTTGCGCTATGGCGTTCACCAGCTGCATTGTTACCCATCCGCTGTCTTCCACGACATCCATGCGTCCGAGTACTTCATCGACCAGCTCGTCTTTTTCATCGGTCGTGAAATAGTCCGTGCCTTTAACGGGCGTGTATCCGTTGTCTCCCTGGTCGCCTTTATCGCCTTTGTCGCCTTTCGGGCCGATTCCTACGGACGGAAATCCGCTGTCCGTGTATTCCCCTTTTTCAAAGTCGAAAAGAAACCAGTTGCCGTTTTCGCCGATGATCGGGGGATTGATGGCGGTTTTTGCCGCATTTTCCGCTCGATCTGCCGCCGATAAGATTTTATCGACATAGCCTTTCAGCGCTTCCGGCGGCTCCTCCTGCGTGAACGCGGGAAGAACCGCATTTATCGTGAAGCTTTGCGGCGCGCTGAGCTTCTTTTCTCCGTTTTCGCCCTGCGCCGAGATCTGGAAAAAGCCTTTTCCGGCTTTCCCCGTGTCGCTTGCCGTGATGGTCCAGAGAAGCTTGTCGCCGTCTGTTTCCGTGACAGCCGGATAAGATGCTCCGTCCGGGTTTTTCACGATCACCGAATAGTTTTCAAGATACGGAAAAGCCGTTCGCCATTCGGATATGTCGATCTCGACAAGCTTTACAAGGTTCTCCGTCACTCGTCCGATGGATATAGCGGTCGGATTTGTCACCCGCATTTTGACCGTTTCCACATTATTCCTCCTTTACAAGCGTGATCTGAACGGTTCTGCCTTTTTCCGTCTTTTCTGCGAGAATCCGCTTGATCGAAGTGTATCCCGTGTAGGTTCTGTCGCCTTCCTCTGCGCTCTTTCTTTCGATGACGGGCGCGTTTTCAAAGTCAGCCGCGATCTCCGAAACCGGGCGCGCGTCCGTCACTTCGAATGTCAGCTGTCCGGAAGCCTCAAAAAGCCACATCCAGTTTACCGGAATCTCTTTCTCTTTTACGACTGCGTACATTTTTCATCCTCCTTTCCTTCCGTTTTCTGAAGCGCTTCGACCGCACCTTCAATGAGCGCGATTGCTCGCATCGCGTTCTCGAGATTTTGTTTCGTAGAGGGAATTTGCAGCGCCTCCACACATGTTTTTGCATAAATCAAAGTCTGTACAAGCGTCATGATCTTTATCTCCTTTCCTACTGACCGACATTGATGGTCTGTGTTTTGGTCTTTGTGACCGAGGCAACCTGTATCGCAGTTCCGCCGTTAACCGATACAAAAGCCTTGCACACGCCCTGTGCAAAGAATACGTTCGCGGCTGTGTTGGTGATTGAATCGATACTGCCGCCCGGCGATATCGTATACACCATATCGTCCGCAGGCGTGTCTACGATGGAAGAAGGACGGCGGACGGTGATCTTCTGGCCGCTTCTGGACGTTGTGGCCATGGCTGCCGCCGCCACCCACCCGGCCTCGTAGCCTGCCGTGTAGCCCTCGTTATAGCTTCCGGCGCCCGCCGCCGAGCCTGCTGCGTAGCCTCTGTTGTACGCCGCCGACACTGCATCTTTATAAAATGTGGTGTCGGCCACATTAAAATTTCCGCCGGTTGCGCTGACCTCCCCGAGCGTGACTTTTCCGTCCGATCCTATCGATACGGAATGAGAGTGCTGAAGGTTGATTCCGCCGCCCGAAGTCGTGAGAACTTTTGCATCCGTTTCCACTTCGCCCATCGTGAGCGGCAGGATCTGCACGCGGTTTCCCGCAAGTGTGAAGCCGGACGCCGAAAGCGTTGAAATGCTGGCATTTGTCGCATTAAGCTGATTGGTCTCAAGCATTACGGAGTTGTTGTACAAAAATTCCGCAAGCGTGGCATTGAACTCGGATGCGGTCACGTATCCGTCCAGAACGATGCGGCTCGCCGCGATCTTCGCTTCCTCGCTTGTGAGGTTGATCGCCGCGATCACGCCGTTTTTCATGACGCGCAGGCTGATCGCGTTGGCATTGACTTGGATTCCCGAGTAGAGCGCGGAGAACCCCTGATAGAGCGAAAAGATCTCAACGCCCTCGTGCGCGTCAAGGATGATGCCGCTTTTCCACATCTGATTGATGCCGGTTTCATCAAGGGCGAGCTGGACATCTTTTACGATGAGTTCCATGTGAGATACGTCTTTTTGTGCGTTGGACGCCGAGAGCATAGCGGCGTAGGATGCGGCGCTTACGTCTTTCATAGCTTCCGATATGGGTTTTATGGGATTGGCAAGATTGACCGTGACCGCTGTCGGCAGCCCGTATACATCGGAGTATGTGACGGATGATACGCGCTCTGTGTATGTTTCGCCGTAGTCCGGCAGCGCTACGCGGCATTTCTTGCCTACGGAAAGCTCATCCCATGTTTCTCCGGTCTGGGAGAAAAGTTCTATCGTCGGCGCGCTTATGGAGATATACGGCGCTGCGTACTCTTCAAAGTACTCCTCCGCATATGCTTCGGCGTTGGGTACGTCCTTTTCTTCGATCTCCGCGGTTTTTTCGATGACTCCGAAGATGCTTTGCGCCTCGATGTTGTCGAAAACCTTGGTTTCCTGCGCGCCGTTCGTTTTTGTGATCGTAAGGTATAGCCGGGTGCACTGGTTTTTATCGTCCCTTATGATCCTTACGCCGTTTCCGAGGTTTCTGCGCATTCTGAGTTCTGCGCCGACGTCGGAAGGGAGCTTTTTGAGGTTGAGCGTCCAAGGATTTGTCGAGAAGTCGTATGTCGGATAAAGATCCGCTTTGAGATTTAAAAGCTCGTTGAAGAGATCGGCAAGGCCTGCGTATGTGAGGTCGCTTTTCCTATACTCCTTTTCGTCTTCACATTCTCCGAGCTGCCAGAGCGGCTTCTCCTGAAAGGAAAGAAGTTTTTCGACAAATGTCTTGGTCGTGCCGGTGAACTCGCTTTCGCCTTTCCACCGCCAGTCGATGAGCACGTCGATCGCGCCTTTTAATGTGAGCTGACGCTCTTTTTCGAGGGTTTCGGTTTCGCCGATGACGCGGAAAATGCCCGCGCTTCCTTTGGCGTTGAAAAGCTGAATCCACGTGTGCATGGTGAGCTTTGGAGACTTGAAAGGAATGACGGCAGTCGCGGTCGGCGGCTGCTTGAGATTAAATGTTTCGGAAACTTTTGAAACGATCAGGCTTTCCGAAGGAATGAGATCTTCCGTCAGAATGCGCGGCTGCGGGATGTATGCCATTTACACCCACCTCCCGTACGCTAAGAGTATGACGGTC